TACGAAGGTTGACGCTGGCGCCAATGCTGAAAGCATTATGGAAGACCAGAAGAAATCTGATCTAGCTGAACAAATGAAGGACAATGATAGTGAGTCAAGTGACGAGGAGGATTCTTCTGGTTACTAAAACCTATCATCATAGTGTAGTCCTTGAGGGTGGTGTAGTGGCCACCCTCGCTATTCTACATTTTAGAGTGCGTCAATACAGACCATTTACTTATCAATAGTTTTACTGTATTATTACATTATGAATCAAACAGAAATAAAAATAAAAATACCAGTTGCAAAAGGCCTAGTCTTTATAGAAGCAAAAGAAATAGATATTGACCTTATAAAATCTATTAAAGAAAATAAAAAATTAAATAGTAGAAAATTAGACCCAAAAACAGTTTCAAAATTTAAATCACTAATAGCAAGAGACAAATACAATGTAGAATTAAATATACCACCTTGTGTAAGTGAAGACTATGAGTTGATTTCAGGCGAGCACAAATATCAATCACACATAGTTTCTAATAAAAAAAAGATAATAGTTGCAATAATAAAATTTATTGAGTTTGAGAATAAGCCACCACTATATTGGCTAGCAAATTGGCAGTCAAAAGAAAATGACCCTGCTGATGATGAGTTTGTTAGATTGCCTAGAGACGAAGACCAAATTATAAACACTACAGTATTTCAAATACAAAATAATTTAATTACATCTAGCGAAGATGATATTAATAAATCACTAATAGATCAAAATGTTAGAAAAGAACAAAGACCATTTTTTATATCTCAGATTTTAAAAAAGATAACTAACGATAATTCTATTTGTACCGTTTACAACGCAGACTTAGCAGATAAAGAAATTGATAAAGAGTATAGTGTTGATCTATCAACGCCATCAAAGATTACCATAAATGATGATAACACGATTTACTTTAAACAACAATTTAAAAAACCTGAAGATAAAAAAGATTATGATAATAGAGTTTTTACTAATTTTGTTAATTGTAAAACAGAGCATCCTGAAGCAGATGTAAAAATATTTGCTTATATAGACCAACATAAAGAAGAAGAAATAGATAAAGTTAGAAAAGCAAAATTAAAATTAATTGATAATAAAGTTAATTCATTAAGAGAGTTTATCAAAAAATATGATAACAAAGAAATCAGTCCGTTAGAATTTATATTTTTAAAACAAACACCAAAAGATTTTGATAATGATTAACAAACTACCAAAACATTTAGTTGAAGATGAATTTGATTCTGTCAAGTCTGCAGTTTTAAGATTTGATAAATTAAATAAAACTCAAATACTACAACTTATTCATAAAAGAAAGAGACAACTGTATGAGTTTGTTTGTTCTAAAAAACACTATAAGTTTATAACACTAAAAGCTTCAGAACTACCACTAAAATATTCTATGTTAGAACACCCATTAAGACCATCAGCAAGTTATTTTAAAGTCTTATTCAACAGTGAAACTAATAAAAAATATTTAGAATCATTTGATTTATTTAATACACTCTTACAAGCAGCAACAATATGTGTTAAAGCAATGAAAGATGAAAACGAATTATTAAAATCTTTTGCTACAACACATTTAAAATGCACAACAAGAGACCTATATAAAGAAGCTAATATATCTGTGTTTTGTTATGATACAGAAAAGTTTTTACATAATAAAACTCCAGTATTTTATGACTTACCTAAAGTTATACAAGAAGATATTACAAAAATAGAAATAATAGATATGAGAAATCATTTAAATAAGTTATTAGAGAAAGGAGGTAAAATAAATTGAGTATTAAGATTGATGTTAGAAATGGCAATTTAGAACAAGCATTAAGAGTTCTAAAAAAGAAAGTTATGAAAGAAGGTGGTATCAAAGATTATAGACTAAACTCTGTCTATGAGAAACCGTCAGAGAAAAAAAGACGTAAGAAAAAAGAAGGTATTGCTAACTATAAAAAAACACAAAAAAAATTAAAACAGCATTTAGGTATATAATTAAATAGAATTTTACGCCGTAATTGAAGTATATATATTATGGTTAGGGCCGTTCATAAGACCCTAATGGCGTAAAGAGCCCGATAATTTATCGGTGTCGCAAGTGGTGATTTGGTAGTTTACACCTAAAAATAAACTACCACTTGAATTTTAAAAAATAATACTTATATAAATAACTATGTACATGCCTTAATGGGTGTACATTTTAAAAGAAATAACTTTGCTTAAACTAGGAGGTTTTTATGACACACGAAGCACTAAGTATATTCAACCAATTAAGACCGGTAACAGTAGGATTCGATAGCGTATTCGATCATTTTGAAAGAATGTTTGAACACAATGCTAGAGCAACTACCGTACCAAACTATCCACCATACAACATTGTAAAGACAGGTCAATACACTTATGATATTGAGTTGGCTCTGGCTGGGTACTCTAAAAAAGATATTACGGTTACTTTTGAGGAAAGCGTCTTAACAATTAAATCCGTTAAAACTAAACAAGACCAAGAGTTCGAGGACAACGTAGGAACGTTTGAAGATGATAGTAAACTAAATGAGGAGATGCTACACCAAGGTATCGCTAAAAGGCAATTTACGAAGACATTTACAATCGCTGACGAAGTTGAAATCAAAGGTGCTCAACTAAAAGATGGTTTACTTAAAGTAACTTTGGAAAGAATTATTCCAGAGCATAAGAAAGCTAAAAATATTGTTATTAAATAACAAGTAATAGAGAAGGCGCTCACACTTGACATGAGCGTCTTTTCAGTATATAATGAATGTATAAATTAAATTATGAAAATGGAGTGAAAACATGAACCTATCAAGTGACACAATATCTGTGTTAAAAAACTTTTCAGACATTAATCAAAACTTATTGATTAAACCTGGAAGTAAAGTACAAACTATTTCTACAATGAAAAATATTTTAGCAGAAGCTGAAGTATCAGAAAAGTTTGAAAGTGAATTTGCGATATATGACTTACCTGAATTTTTAAGATCAGTTGAGTTATTTGCTAAGCCAGACCTTAACTTTAACGGTGGAGCTTATGTTAATATCGCTGAGAGTAATACTAAACAAGCAATCAAATATTTCTTTGCTGACAAATCTGTTGTAGTATCTCCAAGTAAAGGTATCACAATGCCAGATAAGCACGTGACGTTTACTTTAAAAAAAGATGACTTTACAAAAATAATGAAAGGTGCGACTACATTAAATCTACCTGATGTTGCTGTTATAGGTGATGGTTCAGTAGTTAAAATGGTTGCAACTGACAAAAAGAATACTACTTCAAATGAATATTCTATTGATGTAGGTGAATCTGATAAGAAGTTTACTGCGTTTTATAGAACAGAAAACTTTAAACAATTAGTTGATGACTATGACGTAGCGATTTCTAAAGCAAAGATAAGTCACTTTGTAAACAGAAATAAACCCTTACAATATTGGATAGCATTAGAACCTGATTCAGAGTTTTAGAGAATTATTGTCTTATGGATATAAAACAAAAGAGGCCTTATACAATAGAGGAAGAAAAGATTTTAAGAGAAGGACTATCAGACATTAAGGTAACATACGAAGATGTAGCAGAGATTGAGATTGAGACTCCTTATGTTGATTCAAAAATACAAGATAAATTTAATGAAGATAAAAGAGATACAGAAAATGATCCTTTCAAAGGGACTAGTATTGAGGGAAAAGATTAAAGGAAAGGAGAAAAGAACGGTATGTTCGGAAGAACACCACCAAATGCTAGACCTATTACTATTAAAGGAATCAAGTATAAATCTATTGCGGAAGCAAAAAGAAAACTTGGTAAAACTGAATATTATATAATGAAAGAGGTGATAAGTGGAAAAAACAAAAGACTTCCTTTGGACAGAAGCGTATAGACCAAAGCGTATTGAGGAGTGTATTCTTACCGAAGAATTAAAAGATACATTTACTCAATTTCTAAAACAAAAAGAAATACCAAATCTATTATTATCCGGTAGTGCTGGAACAGGTAAAACAACTGTTGCTAAAGCACTATGTGAAGAACTAGGTTGTGACTATATTGTCATAAATGGTTCAGACGAGGGTAGACAAATAGATACTGTAAGAAGTAAAATTAAAAACTTTGCTTCCACAGTTTCCTTAACCGAAGACGCAAATCATAAAGTTATTATAATTGACGAGGCTGATTATATGAATGCTGAGAGTGTTCAACCAGCTTTAAGAAATTTTATAGAAACTTTTTATAAGAATTGTAGATTTATCTTTACTTGTAATTATAAGAATAAGATCATACCAGCACTTCATAGTAGATGTACTGTTATTGATTTTAAGATTACAAATGGTCAAGTAAAAAAGACTGCTATGTCTTTTATGAAACGTATGGAAGATGTTTTAAAAGACGAAAATATAGAGTTTGATAAGAGAGTACTAGCAGAACTTATACAGAAGTATTATCCGGACTTTAGACGTACTATCAACGAGCTACAGCGGTATTCTGTACGAGGTAAGATAGATAGTGGTATATTATTCAATCTATCAGAGGCGAATACTAAAGAACTCATTAGGACATTAAAAGAGAAAAGATTTAATGATATGAGAAAATGGGTAGTACAAAACCTTGATAAAGAACCATCTTCATTGTTTAAGACATTATATGAAACTCTTTACACAAGTTTAGATAGTAAGTCAGTTCCTCAATCAATATTAATTCTTGCCGGATACCAATATAAATCTGCGTTTGTTGCTGACCAAGAGATAAATATGGTTGCTTGTTTGACAGAAATTATGGCTGGATGCAAGTTTAAATAAGAGAATAGAATGGCGAAAAGAACAATTTTTAGAAAAGTAATAGTTAAATTAAGAATGTGGTACGCAGATATCAGAGGCCATCATGGCAAACGTTGGGATTATGAACCAGGCGAATGGTATATGGGTAGACACAATAAAAGAAAATAGTAGTAAGTTTATATTATGTATGAGTTACGAGATTACCTTAACGCACTAAATTTCACTAAAGAAAATCTGCTAGATACAGAGGACTCTACCTGGGAGAAGAAATACCCACCCTTTGTTATAAATAAGTGTTTATCTATGTTTTATGATTGTATCGCACAAGCGAATGAGATGAATGGGTATCACTTCCTAGACAAAAAGGTACAGTTCCATTTTTACATAAATAGTATTAGAAAAAGTAAGCGATTTGGTGGTAAATGGTTATCACAAACTAAATTGAATAATTTAGAGTATGTAAAAGAGTATTATGGATATAGTAATGAGAAGGCTAAACATGCACTCAATATACTAAGCGAACAACAAATTGAACAAATTAAAAGGTCCTTATCCAAGGGCGGGAGAACTAAATGAGTGAAAATATTGTACATTGGACGCCTGATAGTATGCTTGAAGTTACAATCAAACAGCCAGACGACTTCCTAAAAATTAGAGAAACATTGACACGTATTGGTGTCGCTAGTAGAAAAGATAAAACATTATATCAATCTTGTCATATATTACACAAGCAAGGTAAATATTTTATAACACACTTTAAAGAGTTATTTGCGTTAGATGGTAAGACTGCAACCTTGTCAGAAAATGATATTCAAAGAAGAAATACAATATCAATTCTTTTACAGGATTGGAAGTTGATTGAAATTGTTGACAAAAACCAAACAGTCCTAGAAAATAAAGCACCATTAAGTCAAATCAAAGTGTTACCTTTTAAAGAAAAAAAGGAATGGATTTTATCAGCAAAATATAATATTGGAAAAAAGATTGAACCAAAAACTGAAAGTAGTGATGAGAGTTAAATGCAAGTTCCAAAGTTTAGAGAATATATAACCGAACAAAACAAAGAGCGTAAAGATAAACCTATTACGGTTGCTATCCTTACGAAAGCTAGTCCTAAAGTTAAAAAACAAAAATCTGGTAGTGTTTCAAAAAAAGAACTAACGGTAGGACTAATCGAAAAAGCTTGTGAAAAAAAAGGCTTTAAATGTGTTATCATTAATACAAAACACGCAATCATCACAGGTAAAGACGAAGAAAAAAATACTCTAACAGTTTACAATTATGATGGTAAAGATTCCGAACACACTTTTGTAGGTAAAGATACAGTTTGTATGACACGAGCTGGTTCAGTTGAAGATGAAGCAGGACTATCTTTAATATCAGCATTTCAAAATTCACAAGCATTTATGTTAAACACAAGATCAGCTATGTTGACTTGTGATAATAAATTGACATCAGCTTTATTGTTTGAGAAGTTTGGTATACCTACACCTAGAACATCATTTGTTTCTAACGAAAAAAATATAGAAGATGCTCTTAAACTTGTTGGTGGTAAATTTCCTATTATATTAAAAACATTAACGGGTACACAAGGTATTGGTGTTATTAAAATTGGTAGTTTAGATTCTCTAACATCAACTATTCAAGCATTATGGAAGCATGACGCTGAATTATTACTACAAGAATACATGCCAGCAGATGGTGATGTTAGAACACTTGTAGTGGATAATAAAATTTTTGCCTCAACAAATAGAGTACATGCAGAAGATGAGTTCAGATCAAATACGCATAGAGGCGCTGTACCAAAACCATACAAATTAAGCGAAGAAGAACAAGAAATTATTTTAAAAGCAAGTAGAGCTTCAAAGGCTTATCTTGTGGGAGTTGACCATATTGTATATAAAGGAAAACCTTATATATTAGAAATCAATGGTAGTCCAGGATCTGGAGCTGAATACGAAGGTTATCAATATATTGATTATTATGCTGATCCTAAACCATCAGGATCAATTAATGGTGAAAATCTAATGTACAATATCATAGATTGGGTTTCTAAAAGAAGTCATTGGGATAGACAAGCTTCAAGTGAATGTGGTTGGTTAGAAACTGTTGATCTAACTGATGTGGGAAAAGTACGAGCAAAATTTGATTCGGGTAATGGTTCAAAGGCTTGTGCGTTACATGCTGATAAAATTTTAGAAGAAGGTAAAATTATTAAATGGAAATACGATGGTAAAACATATTCTAAACCTAGACATGGAATTAGTAAAGTTTTTAGAGCAAATGCTGACGGTGAAGAGCCATCAGAAAAAAGACCAACGATATTAATAGACATTTCGTTTAATGGATTTACATATAAAGATATAGAAGTAGGGTTAGATGCAAGACCAAGATCAGGCTCGGACCTATTAATTAATAGAGATTTAATGCGACTTATGAATGTTAGTGTCAACCCTAATAGAACATTTGCATTAAGTAAGAGATTAAGACCAGTTGA